CGCGGAAGAAAGAAAGAAAAACGCAGTGACCCAGGCCCCTAGCCCTGGTGTCACTGCGCACACATAATATCGAGAGAGATGTGTGAAAGGCCGCGCGGGGCGGCCTAGGGCAGGGTAAACCTTAGCCCGAAAGTCCAATGCGGACACCCCGCACTCGAGGTGCAAGGCACCTACAACCGATCAAAACGGAGGAAACGATGTTCCGGTCACCGGCGAACAAAAAGTCGTCCAGGAAGGCATTTAAGAGCCGAGCCAACAAGACGCATCGAAAGAACGTCGCCCCGCCCCTGAGAGGCGGGATCCGACTGTAACGGGCAATGCCCTGCACGTTCCCGATGCCAGCCTACACGGTAGAAAAAGGGCTCGGCGTACTCATGGGGCTTCCGCCCCCTGGAAAATCGATCCATCAGCAACTGCTCCTCCCCTGCGGAAAATGCCTCGGGTGCCTCTTGAACAAAACCAAGGAATGGGCTCTACGCTGCCGACTCGAGCTCCAGGAGCATAAAACCGCAGCGTTCACCACGCTGACGTATGACAACCAACACTTACCACCAACGCTCACGAAACGAGACCTTCAACTCTTCCTGAAAAGACTCAGGAGACTACATGAAAAACAAGCAAAACGGGGGGGAAAGAAAAACCCCCCCTGCGCTTCACCCCCGGAGGGGGTTCGCTCACGGCCCTCCAACGATCCCACACCTGGGACGCTCCGATTCTTCGCCAGCGGCGAATACGGAGAACAGACCAAACGACCCCACTATCACGCAATACTCTATGGCCTTAGGCCAGGAGAGGATGATTCCATCATCCAAAAAGCATGGGGTCTCGGTCATACCTACACACTGCCAGTTACACCGGCAGCAATCGCCTACGTCGTAGGCTACACAAGCAAAAAGATGGGCGATCGAGATCGCCAAAAAAGACAAACCCTGGTCGATCCCGACACAGGAGAACTGCTCAGCGAATGGCAACCGCCATTCATACTCATGAGCAGAAAACCAGGCATCGGAGGCGATGCCAGAAAACACACTGCGAGTTGGAAAAACTACGCAGTAGACAACGGCTACAAAATGGCCGTACCCCGCTTCTATCACGACGCATGGAAAGCAACAGCAACACCAGAACAGATAGAAAAAGTCCAGGTAGAAAAACGGATAAGAGCACAGCAGCACGCAACAACCCTGGACCAACTACACGCTCAGGGAAAAATCCAGGAGCAACAACAAGCCATGCGTAACGCGAAGCGGAAAAAAGCATAACAGACCGGCTCACGCCGAAGCACCGCTCGACGTTCCCTCGAGCGGACAAAAACAACAGCGTCCGATCGAGCGAACACCGATCGGAGCTATAACAGGAGATGACAAGTGAGAAAGATCATCATCATCCACGACACCGTGGCGGACGACATCATGGGCCAGCCCATCGTCTTCGCCAACGATGCACCAGCAGTCCGATTCTTCATCGACTGCCTCACGCATCCGGAAGGCCAGATGCGCAAACACCCCGAGGATTACAACCTCGTACAAATCGCCACCCTCGGCGATAACCTGGAGGTAACTCCAGCACCGTATCTCATCCTCAGCGGCAAGTCGTGGCTCGCCACGACGCAACTCGAGGAAGCGACCAAGTGAGATACGACATCCAAAACACGCGGAACCTGGTTAGCCAGGCAGACACCGCGAGAATAGAAAGCTCCCGTGTACCACGGAGCACCTTCAACAACCAATGGACCAGAAAAACCGCCATCAATGCGGGATACCTGGTCCCCATCCTGGTAGACGAAATCCTACCAGGCGACCACATGACGTATGACATCACCGCATACGTCCGAATGAGCACACCCCTCTTTCCCCTCTTCGACAACCAGAGGGTAGACACCTTCTTCTTCTTCGTCCCCAACAGATTGGTATGGACCAACTGGGTACGACTCATGGGCGAACAAGACAACCCTGCCGACTCGATCGCCTTCACAGTCCCGCAGATCGTCACCGGAGCCAGCGGCGAAGCGGTCGGCAGCATCTATGACCACTTCGGCATCCCAGTCGCCGGACAGGTCACCGGAGGCACAGGCTTAAGCATCTCAGCACTGCCTCTACGCGCATATAACCTGATCTTCAACCAATGGTTTAGGGACGAAAATGTCACCATCTCAGAAAGCGTCCCAACCGGCAACGGACCAGACGCCGCGAACCTCTACGTCCTGCAGCTGCGCGCCAAAGCGCACGACTACTTCACCAGCTGCCTCCCATGGCCACAAAAATTCACCGCTCCGACCATCTCGCTGGGCACTACGGCGCCGATCATCGGCCTGGGCAGCGACGTACAGACGTACATCGTGCCTCCTACGCCGATGTATGAGACAAGCGGCGCCACCACTTGGGGATTCGGCAAATCCGCCACGGCCAACGTCTACATTCGCGGAACCGCAGCCAGTGGGGCGCTACCACAGGTATATGCCAACCTGGCTGCAGCATCGGGTATCTCTATTAACACGCTTCGCCAAGCATGGCTCATCCAGGAACTCCTGGAACGAGATGCTCGAGGTGGCACGCGCTACACCGAAAAGATCCGAGCGCACTTCGATGTGGTTAACCCCGACTTCCGGCTACAACGCACTGAGTATATCGGCGGCGGCCAGACTGAACTCAACATCACCCCAATCGCACAAACAGCGCCTGGCTCATCTGGCGTCCTCGGCGCTCTGGGAGCCGCCGGCACCGCCGCTGGACAACATCGAGCCAGCTACGCCGCGACGGAACACGGCTACGTCATCGGCCTGATCAACATCCGGTCAGACCTCAGCTACCAACAGGGTCTGCATGCACACTGGTCCCGCCAGGTGCAATACGACTTCTACTTCCCGAGCACTGCCGGACTCGGCGAACAAGCCGTCCTCCAAAAAGAAATCTACGCCACCGGCGTCGCAGCTGCCGACAACACCGTCTTCGGATACCAGGAGCGATGGCAGGAATACCGCACCAGGACGAGCGAAGTGACCGGCATCATGCGCTCGACCGCGGCCAGCACCATCGACGGCTGGCACCTGGCGCAAAAGTTCACACCCGCGCCACTCCTCAACACCACCTTTCTCCGCGACGACACCGTCAACATCCTGACGCGCGTACTCGCCGCAGGAGCTGTCGCCAGCCAGAACGGAGGACAACAGTACCTGGTGAACCTGCACTACAACCGCAAAGCAGTAAGACCAATCCCGACCTACGGGACCCCACTGCAGCTCGGCAGGTTCTAAATGAGCGACCCAGGACTCGCCGGAGGATACGGCGGCGACAACGGCCCAGTCGGTTCGACACCTGGACCCGTCATCGCACCAAGCACCGGCCAACCACCAGGCGGCGGATGGGGCGACACCATCGCCAAATACGGACCCA